CACACTGCTGTCCCATCCCAAAATTTACCAACTGCTGCGAAAGCCACTGCTAATAATGTACACACATTACTAGTTAGTGCACTGGGAGTCGTCGGGGTATATGATGCCACCGAGGATCTTGCCACAAATACTTTTAAATCATTATCTGCTGCTGATACTCTTTCTGCTGCTGATGCTGCTGGAAGTCGTAAATTTGTTCAGCTTGCCGAAGAACAAGTTGGAGCCATTGCGGTGGGACAAGTTCATTTAGTAAATCATACAGTTGGTGCGACTGGAGCAAGAGTAGCTACAGTTGCAAAAGTAACTAGTGTGAGTGCCGCAGGAACTGGGGGAGCTAAATCGATTGGATATGATGTAGATATTCATTCTGGTACTGCTTCTGCAGCAGATGATACATTAGTTATACATAAGATTGGAGATGCTGGTTGCCGTACTTCTAAAATGACTAAAAAAATTAATTGCTATTCCTTCGCTCTTAAACCCGAAGAACACCAACCCTCTGGTACTTGCAATTTCTCCAGAATTGACAACGCTCAACTTGTAACAACTGGTACCCAATTAGCAAGTTCCGATAAAATCTACGCTGTAAACTACAACGTTCTCCGTGTCATGTCTGGTATGGGTGGTCTCGCTTATTCCAACTAAGCAAGAGATAATCTCGCTTACTCCAACTAAGCAACAAACAAATTTTAAAAATTTTAAAATATCTAAAAAAATAATTTTTATAAAAAATATATAAAATATATTTTATACTCTCGTCCAAACATTAACTTTATCTTTTCCAGAACCTACTTCTAATGGTTCTACTTTTCTAAATTGACCAGATTTAGAAAGATACCCTAACATGTACTTTCTATTAATTAATTTATCATTGATTTTAGTTCTTGCTCTAATAGTTTTTAAAGATAATGGTTGGCTGAAATCAACTTCTCCTAATTTAGTATTAACAATTTCGCGTGTTAGTTCTCTCTTCATGACTATATTAGTATCTTAATTATTTTTTAAATAAATTTAAAATACTATATTTTGTATTTTAGAATAAAAATAATATTTTATAATAATAAATGCTCAATTCATTAATAGTAGAATTCGTAGGTACTTTCATATTTTTAGCAGTAATTCTTGCTACTGGCGAAGCTCTTCCAATTGCTATTGCTTTAGCAACAGTTATTTATTTAGGAGGTGCTACAAGTGGAGGACACTTTAATCCAGCAGTTTCTACAATGTTTTTCCTCAAAGGAGATATAGATATGATGAAATTAGCAGGATATGTTGCTGCCCAAGTAATGGGAGGTGCTGCTGCTTTAACATTTAATAATTTTGTTTTAGTTTAAATTTGTTATTTTATCATTATTTTTAGATATAATATAATTATTGTAATTTATATCATTTACTAAGTTTGTTAATTGTTTTTCATTATTTTCATCATATTCTTTTAACTTATTAATTTCAACTATAACATAAATAGTAACAGCAAATAATAATATAAATGCTATTAAATTCATAAGTCCTAATACATCTGAACCACCATTCATTTTTATTTAATTAAATAAATTAAATTTTAATTTAATTATTTAATATTTTCTTCATATTATTATATTTTTCATTTATTATTTCTTTTTCTTTATCATTTTCCATTACATTATTTTGTTGAATATTATATTTTTCTACAATTTCTAATGCTTTTTGATACTCCTTTGGTTCTATATCAACCTGTTTTAATTTTTTAGGTAAAATACAGAATTTAGAATTATCATTAAATAACCCCGATGAAAATACTATAAATACAGCAGTTAATATTAAAGATACAAGAATATTTCTGGTTGCTATAAAGAATATAGAAAATAATGTAAATCTTCTAATAATTGTAAGTTTTAATAATTGTTCTGTACTTTTACTAATATCTATAATAAGGTATTTACTACCAAGATTAAGCATTAGTAGAGCAATACCTGCTAAATATTTATTACCATTCATCTTATTCATATTATCTAGTAAATTAAATTTCATTTATTTATAATAATAATTTTTATTACTTATTCCTTAATAAATAATATATAATCAAATTCTAAAAATACTAAAAATATAAAGAAAACTATTGCATATTTAATATTTATAGTTGACAGAATATATAATAGTATATATAATACTATTTTAAACATTGGTTCTTCATATAGTTCTAATAAAATTTTAGGATAAATAACTTTAAAATCCAATGAATATCTTAATAGTACATATATAGATAATGTTAATAAAAATATTTCTAAAATATCATCTTTATTAAATTTCATTTATTTTAATAAATTAAAAAATAAATTCTTAATAAATTTCTAAATTAAATATTTATTGATACTCAAAAATAGGTGATTGTCTTTTATCTTTGAGTATTACTCCAATCTGAACAAATTGTTCTAAAATGAATATAAGTAATACACCGCTAATAAGATATAAACCAAAATCAAGATAGTTCTTATCTTCTTCATAATCAGGTGTTCCCACTTGATATAATGGTCTTGTTCTTCTTTGATATTCATTTACTTGACCTAATGTATCTGTTTTGACATCTCTATTTATTCTCATTCTGGGTTCATCATCATCGCTATCATCACTATCCTCATCTTTTTCATATCCCATTAAATTATTTCCATTAGTTCTTTCTAATGCTTTAAAGTCATGACCTTTATAAAGTTTATCAAAATAATCATATTCATCATCTTCATCAATGAGTACTTTATGTTCTTCGGGAGTTCTTCTATTTTTTTTAGAGTATTTATTATTATCACCAGTAAAATTTTTACTATACTGATCATAATTAGCATAATTATTAACTCTATCATTACTCATGATTGTATATGGTTCATCATTTTGTTCAGAATTTTCTTTATATTGACGAGCATAATAGTTACAAAGTGGTTGCTTAAGTTTTTTTTTAGATTTCTTCTTTTTTTTATTAAAATCTTTTCCAAAAACTTCTTCTAATGAAGCCATTTATTAATATTAATATTTAATAATATAAAATTTTTTAAATTTTACCTAAATTTAATTAAATTTAACTCAAATCCAATACAAATTTACCCTTAGTATTTAATTTTTTAATTGTATTTGGAAAAGGATGCTCAGGTTCATTATAATAGTCCATTATATCTTTTTGATAATTCTCATTAATTCTATCTTTTGCTGATTTATCTTTTAATTCTTTAATAGAATTTTGTATTTTTAAATCTTGAATATGTTGTGGCATAGGCATATCATTTGCAGTTTTTTTAAATTTATTAAAATTTTCAGGTCTATTATTAATATAAAAATTTTCATTTACTAAATTCTGATTTAGTGAAGAATATGCATAATAATTATAGGTTGGTATTTGATTGGGATTATATTGTAATATTGGATTAAATATTCCATTTGCTTCTTGTGTTGATACCGGAGGAACAAGTTCTAATTGATTTTTAAAATCAATATTAGTAGAATTATTCATATTGTTATTATCATTTTTAGGAACATAGAAATTATCTCTTTTATATAATTGATTTGATTGATTTTGTAAATCTTTATAATTATCTACAATTTGTTTTTTATTTTTTTTGTATTCTTTTATTTCACGAGGGTCCCAAGAAATATATATTATTTTTGGAAAATAGTATTTAACTAAAAATCCATTATTTCTTAGATGTTTAATTAGATAAGCTGTACAATGATTTAAATTATATGATGGTAATCCAAAAACGAATTCAGGAACATCATATACAATCTTAAATCTTTCTTTTTGTGCTGTTTGTTTTATTTTATCATGTATTTTATATAAGATATCATTATAAATTGTGTATTTCTTTTCTTTTTTTGTATTGACATCTCTATATAAATCATAAATATTTAATTTAATAGGAGCATTGTTACTCATTTAAAATTATTTAATATTAAAATATATAATATTTCATGTATTCTAATTTAGTATTGTCTGGTGGAGCATTTAGAGGTTTAGGATTGCTAGGAGGAATAAAATATTTAGAGGAACTAAATTTAATTAAATATTTTAAACAATATATTGGAACTTCTGCTGGAGCAATTATATCGTTTTTATTAATTATTGGATATACATCAACAGATATTAAAGATATTATATATAATGAAATTAATGATATCGTTGATATTGATATAGAAAATCTTGCTTATATTTTAGAAGATTATGAGTTTGCTGATACACATAAAATTAAAGAGATATTAGAGCAATATCTAGAAAAAAAAGTAAATCAAAAATCTATAACATTTATAGATTTTACAAAAAAATTTGGTGTTAATTTAATTATAACAGGTACTAATTTAACTAAAAGAAAGTTGGATTATTTTAATGTAGATGATAATCCAAACATGAATGTTATTGATGCTTTACTTATAACAAGTTGTATTCCTATAATATATAAACCAATAACATATAATGATTGTCTTTATATAGATGGAGGAGTATATAATAATTTTCCTTATAAATACTTTGATAATAAGTCAAATGATACAATAGGAATATATGTTAAATCTCATTATACGAACAAAAATGAAAATTTTATGCAATATATAAATAATATAATATTTTCAGTATTTGATAATATTACTGAATTTTCATTACAGAAAAAAAATTATAATATTTGTTATATAAATTTTGAGGACTCAAGTGATAATGATGTTATAATTACAGAGGAATTTAAAATTCATGTAAAACTTGATAGAGTTGATCAAAATTTTAATCATGGTTATAATATTTTTAAAACTTATTTTGATAATATTATAAATGAACAAAAAAAAATTTTACAAAATTCTTAGATTTTTTTTATATTTAAGCATTCTTTCTTAACCATGCTAAAAGGGATTCAGTATTTCTAGCACCATTATATATTATACTTTTTCCATTACACTTCTCTAAAACTAATGTAGGATATCCTCCGCTTTCTTTAACAGAATCTATTCTTTTATCATGTTCTTCTGAATCATTTTTATAAGATAAAAGTCTTACTTTATTTTTTAAATTTTTGTCATTATTTACTTTATTTTGGAATTCCTTAGGCAATCCATTTGTATTCCATATTTTCTTTAAATCATCACAGTATTTACAACCATCCATATATAAGAAAATGAATTTTGATTTTTTACAATCACTAAATTCCTCTTTATTACCCTTATCAAGTATTAAATACAATGAAATAATTACTAATAATACAAGTATAACTGTTTTAATATTATCTTTAATCAACTTTAACATATTTTTTAAATTAATAAAATATTTTATTTATAACTCAAATATATTAATATTTTTATCATATAGATTTTTAATATCAAATAGATTTCTATAAAAATAATTATCATATATTCTTGGAGTTTCAATAAATACTACTAAATTTACAGTTCTTAAATTATTAAATAATTCATAATAATTATAAATTTTATTAATTTCTAAATTATTAACTAGAAGTATTCTAGATTCATTATTAATAATTTTTTCTTTGTTATCTAAAGTAGTAATTGGATAATCTTTATTTATTAATTTCTTATAAATTTCTTCTTGTAATTCTGGCATAATTACAAAAAAAGCTCTATAAATATTTAAATTTTCATAAATTATATCAATATTATTAATAATATTATTAATTAATTCTTCATTTTTTAAAGTATTAATCATAATTATTTAAAATTAAAATATTATATATATATAAATTTTTTTAAATTTAAATGAGTTCTGATATAGAGGCACCTATATATATTTATAGTATTGATTATTTTTTAAATAAAAAAAAAGAAATTAATAAAACAGATGAAAATTTAAAAAAAATTTTAACAGATATATATAGTAAGCACGAATGTTTTAATGAAACTATTGTAAATAGAAGACCATTATACTCAAAATATAAATATAAAAAGAACTCGTATAAATATAATAATTATAAAGAAATTAGTGAAAATAATAGGAAAAAAAATAAGACTGATATTCAGTTGGTACTTGGTTATTTAAATAAATTAAGTAATACAAATTATAAAGATTTATCTGAAAAAATTATTTCAAATATTTCACATGATAATTATATTAAAATAATTAATAAATTATTTGAAATATCATATAAGCAAACTACATATTATAAATTATATATTAATCTATTTGAACAAATCATTAATATTGATAATAAAGAATTAGTTAAAAATATAAATAATTATATTATTTCTCAAATCAATGATATTATCTCAAATAAAAATGATGATTTAATATTAATTAATAAACATATTGATAAAGTTAAATTAGAATATGACGATTTCTGCGATATAAATAAAAATGCAAAGTTTCTTAAAGGTAAAATTTATATAATTTCTAAATTAATTAAAAATGAAATCATTGATATTAATAAAGAATATTTAATTGATACTATATTTAAATATAAAAATTATGATAATGAAATATTTTTAGAAGTTTTACAAATACTTAATAATATTCTTAAATTAGATGATGAAAAAATAAGATTATTACAAGAATATATCGATATCACTAATTTTAAAGGTAAAATGATGTTAAAGTTTAAATTAAAAGATATTATTGATAATAAAATAATTAAATCTTTTTAGATAATTAAAATTTGAATTATTTTTATTTATTATAAATATTTAATTTATAATAAAATCAACAATGGCAACTTCTCAGCAACCAAACTTAAAGCCTGGTATTCTTAAAGAACTCACTAAACTTGCAAATGATAAAAAAGCAAAAAAAGAAACATTTAGGTATCGTGCCTACATTAAAGCAATTCAGGCAATTAAAGAGTATGATGGAGAAATAACAACAATTGATGATTTAGATAAGGTTTCTGGATTAGCGAAAGGAAGTATTAGAACAAAAATAGAAGAATTTATCAAAACAGGAGAAATAGAACAGGTTAAAGCAATATCAGAAGATAGTAAAATTATGGAAACTCTATCAAATATATATGGTATTGGTCCAAGTAAAGCAAATGAATTAGTTAATGAAAATAAAGTATCATCAATTGAGGATTTAAAAATGAAATTAGAAAAGGATGAAACTATTTTAAATGATAAACAAAAAATAGGGTTAAAGTATTATGAAGATTTATTAAAAAGGATTCCAAGAAAAGAGATGGAAAAACATGATGCCTTTATAACTGAGTTTATTAAAAGGATTGATAAAAATGATGATTTAATATATGAAGTTGTAGGATCATATAGAAGAAATGCAAAAAACAGTGGTGATATAGATGTATTATGTACAACAAAAAATAAGGATACTAAATTATTTAATGATATTATAGAAAAATTAGAAGAAGATAATTATGTAACAGAAACTTTAGCAAAAGGAGAAAAGAAATTCATGGGAATATCAAAATTACCTCGTCATAAAACACATAGAAGACTTGATATGATTTATACTGATTATAGTAATTATGCTTTTACTCTATTATATTTTACAGGAAGTGGACAATTCAATGTAGAAATGAGAAATCATGCTTTATCATTAGGATATTCATTAAGTGAATATGGTTTAAAAAAAAATGGCAAGTTTGTAGATAATAAAGGAAAACCATTTGAGACAGAAGAGGATATTTTTAAATTTTTAGGAATGAAATATATTAAACCAGAAGATAGAAAAGCTGGTATAATTAAAGAC